TTTGTATATTTAGCCTCATCTTCCATAATTTTTGAGGCTTTGAGCGTTTGCATTTCCTGATATAATAAGACCTGTTCACGCTTTACAGTTAAGTCAGGGTTAGCCCAACCGCCTGCTTTGCATCTGATTGATATGTATGTTTTTCCTTTGTCAGCTAGAAAGTTCATTTCAGGCGTAAAATTACTCTCAAAAACCATGTCTGATAATTGAGGTTTCTTTAGTTTAAGCATCGGAATCTCCTTTGTCGGTTTTTGTTGTGGGGCAGGAATACCGACAACCCACCCCACGATAGACCAGTCTATTCTTGTGTTTTTGTAGCCTTTGATGGTTTGGCTAGTTCGGGCTTGTCGGCTAAACCCAACTCTTTGACAGTCTTCGCATCAATTTTATCGCCAACGTAAAAAGTTTTCTCTTTACCATCGACTGTTGCGTAAAATTTACGAACTGCAATCATGAGACTGCTCTCGTTAGTTTTACTGACGCATCCTCTGTAGCTTCGTCATACATTGCTCGGATCGTAACGTCCTGCATTGCATTATTGCCAGTGAAATCAATATTAGCTCCCACAAATTTACACTTGGGAAATAAAAGAGTGTATTTTTTTCCCGATACAGATCCGAGTGGAAAAGTAACCGCAAAGAGCGAGTGATTTGTGTCTCTAGCTGCATTGTAAAGCGCTGAGAAGTTGGTATCGACATGAACTCTTGCAGTTATCTCAGGCAGTAAAGCCCCTTTTGTGATGCCATCCTTAGTAAAAGAGCTTCCTAGCACTGTCTGCGCTTCTCTGCCCTCGTAATTAAAGTTAATCGTAGCACTCTCGAAAGCGTCTAGAGTATATCCTGCAAATGCTATCGTTCCGACATCAACGCCAGATGTTAAAGGCGCTCTTTCTGTTTGATCCGTATATGATGAACTACCGATTGCTGATGTTGTCGTATCGAGCGAACCCATGCCAGTGAGATCAAAAGAAAACCCTATCTCTGCATTTGATGCAAGCGTTATTGATCCACCAGATGCCTCAACACCAGTATAACGCATCATTGTTAGCGTACCGCCAACTCCTGCATTTATAGCGTTTTCGATTGTAAAAGACTTAGTTGTCTTTCCGCTTTTGACTACGTTTGTCGAGTAAGCCCCTTGAAGCAAGCTCTCTAAAAATGGATCATAAGCGCCATAAACTAACGTGCCTGACATAGTGCCAGTTACGTCAATTCCTGCGATAGCCGTTTCTACAGCTTCGCCTTTGGCTGCGAGTGATCGATGCTCGATTACGTTTGGAGCAGCGGTCATATTTATTGGAACATCGCTCGTTGTGAACGATGGAGATGAGGGAGTTGTCCCTGCTGTAGATTCAGCCACAAATGCGCTCCGTAGCTGATTAGATGCAATGCCAGTCATGTTGTGGCCTCCTTATTTAAACTCGTATCGCACAAAAGGCGCGATAAATGTAGTTATGTGAAATGGTATATCAGAAACCTCGCCAGATATATAGGGGTGCTGTTGATCTGGTGAGAATCTAATAAATTCGTCTGTTGTAGCTACTGCACCCGAATTATTAATCCTTTTATCGATAAAAATACCGTCTAATGTTTCAGCGTAAATTCTCCACTTTTCAGATCCCTTACCGTTCTCCGTAAAGATTTGAATGCTTACGATGCCAGTGTAATCTATTCTGTTTGTGTTGCCACCAATAGATCCTTGCACAGATAAACCATTTTCAATCGACAATTTAATGCTATTGAACTGTGGTTCGAACTCATGCCCATCAAACCCAATGGGCGTTGTTGTTCCCCATTGCGTGTTAAGATATGTTTCTATTGCTTTGCGCTCTAGTTGATAGGTCATATCAATATGTTCCTATATTTAGTTTTCATCTCGGTAAGCGTTAGCGCAACCATACCTTTCGGAGCTTGTTTTGAATGTCCGTTTTCAAGCCTGTTTGCATATGGCAAGTTATTTTGAATAATGATTGATTTATCTTTCTTATACTCGAAAGTTTCTATTATTTGTGATCCTCTAGTAATCGTTTGTGTGCCTGTTTTATCTACACCCTTAATAGTTGCAGGGTTCATTCTGTTTTTACTTACAATCCAATTTCGTCTAAATGTTCCGAAATCAACAGGAGACTTTAAAACAATACCTCTTAAACTATCCATTGCAATCAATGATATTGCATTCTCAATCTTTTCATCTGTATCAACTAGCTCTTTGTTTAGCTTTATCTCAAAATTCTTGAAGCTCATTTTTGCAACACCACCCCATATTGAACAGAGTTAGATCCGACAATCTTTTGCGCTGCTTTTACCTCATAATCAATGGATGAGATTGTTACCTTGTATCCCTCTTTTATAATCTCGGTAAAACCTTCGAACAAAACAAGCTGACGGTTAGATCCGATAATAGCATCGGGAAATATATCTCTGGCAGGAGTGTCCGTATCAAATAACGCTCTGCCTGTAAGAGTTGTTGTTGTTACTGGATAAGTACCAGTTGACGGATTGTAAGTTCCCTGAGTTTCGTAAGTCACTGTCGCATCAAAAATGACATCCGTTACCGCTAATTTAACGGCATCAAATGCTGCATCTGCGATTGCTGTGACTGTTGTACTCATCCTCGAACCATTCTAAGCTGTGCGCCACCGTAAATCGTATATGGTGAAAGCAATCCTTCAATAGCAACAAATCTAGGAGTTTCTCTAAAGTTGGTAAACTCAATCTCTGTTTCTACAGGCCCTGCTTTATTCTTCTCTCTAACCTTTGCGCCACCTGTGACCGTAGCAAATACATCTGTTCCCTGATGAATAATATAAGCTAATTCTGCTTGAGCATCTTTTATATCTTGTGGAACGGTATCAGGATCTATCGGAAAATCTTTAACGAGTATGATGCCTGTCAAGCGAGGCCATACCATCGCTTGCTCTTTAAATTGTTGCTCTCCAACAAAAGTATAACTTCTGTTGATGTAATCAGCAGCTTGTACGAGTTGCGCCTCTTTTGCGGCTGTCGCGCCAGAGATTGTTACATTTCTTTCTGTCCAGAAAGCCTCGTATTCAGCCACAGTAATGTAGCTATTTGCTGACGCACTGCCTACTGTTGTCACTATCGCCATTTTCTAACCCTTCTTAGTGGACGCTTTCTTTTTAGCAGGCTTTTTCGGAGCTTTGCCGCCTTCCCACGCTTCGTTTACTTCAGTCTTTGGATCATCTGCTATCAGTTGACCCTTTTTGTTTCTAGCTCTTTTGGGTTCACCCTCAAAAAGCTCGTGTTTCTTGCTGTCGAAATCTGCCTCGTTGACCAATGCCCATCCATCTTTTGAGCCTTCGTGTTTTATTTTAATAAGATTCATGTTATCACCATTTAACTTTGGCAGCCCAGAAAGCCGCACTCATTCGCCCTTTTGCTATATTCCTTCGATGTCGTGAAAAGAAATTTCTTCTCGCGTCTTTTTTAGCTTGGCTCTCTCCTTTTTTAGGTCTGCCAGAAGTTATCGCTCCCTGTTGACCAAATCTAATCGTTTTAACCTTATCACCGACCTTCGCTAAAACAACATGGCTTTTTGTCGGATGGTTTGGCGTTCTCTTTGGCTTGTTGTATCCTGCGACACCTAATCTTTTTATTCTAGGATCTCGCTTTCTCATCTAAGCCGCCTTAATGCTCTGCGTTCAGCCTTAGTATATTTAGCCGATTGCTTGCCTGCTTTTGTAGCTTTGTTCTTTGCTCTTGATCCTGCTGCCTTCTGTGCAGGAGTTAAGCTATCTCTTACAGCCTTTGGTAAATAACGACTTTTCCTCTTCTTACCTGTGTAATCCCACTTTTCACCTGTCCATTTTCTCAGGGATATTTGAGACTTTTTGAGTGCCATTTATCTGTATCCACCGCCTGCTGCCTTATAACGCCGAGCTAACATTTGCGCCTTCCTAGCACTCCATTGCCCTGCTCGACCGCCTTTTGATCCTCGCTTTATCGCATAAAACATCTGTCTTCGCATTTTAGGCTTTGTGTAGTTGCCTGCTGCGTTGACTGTTGATTTACGTTTCTTGGAGCGTCCTCTAGGCACTATTTTCTCTTTCTAGCCTTCTTCTTGGCTGTCATGCTTAACTGAGCAAAATGAAAAAGACGCTTGCTTGTTTTGCCATGCGTCTTTCCAGTGTGAAGCGTTCCATTTGGCATTCTGTGCATATTGCCTCGAAAGACTGTTCCATCTCTTAAATAATGTTTAACGCCTTTTGCCATTACTTTTTTTTACCGCCCTTTTTCTTTGGTGGACGACCCTTTTTAGTTCCGTACGTACCCATTCCTTTTGGCATATCAATCTCCTGTTAATTGTTGCCCCACCTAAACAGTGCGTGACCTAAGAAGATGGGGCAGAAAAGGGGCTTTCGCCCCTAATCTATTAGCCCATAAGAACCGCGATTGCGTCTGAGTTCCATGCTTTTACGCCCCAGACTGCACCGACTTGAATCATCGCTTTGTTGAAGCCTTTATAAACAGCAACCTCAAAGACCATTCCAGACTGTGGATCTTGAACGACCATGATGTCCTCGGCAGCGTCACCGCCTTGAGGTTTAGCAGGCGCTCTCATTGCAAGCTCCATTCCTGCTTGGTGCATCATAATATTTGCAGTGTAGTTATTGCCCACTGTAATCGCAGCATTGTCTGCAACTGCAACTCGTAGACCTGTGTCACCAATGACCAAGTTACCACCTGTCAACGCAGTGTTTACAACATACTTATTTGAGTCGCCTGCGATTGTAATTACATCTCCTGCAACGATTGTACCTGAACCACCATCAGCAGGGATCGTAGTATCACCGATTGCTGCTGAAGCATTGTTGACAAGGTAAGATGTACCTGTGCCTTTTGTATGCGATTGAACCTGACCACTTTCTTTTAGTGAAACACCTTGCAAGTTAAGTAATTCACCTCTTCGAAGAGTGTCCTCACTGCCTGCTGTATTTACCTGTGAAAGAGTTGCTAAGTTACGAAGATTTACGCCTGCACTCGTATTTACAACCAAGCTGATTAAGCCATCATTTGTTGGCATTCCATTGTCTGCCAATATCTGACGAGCTTCTGCAACTTCATTGAAGTTTGAGCCAAATGGAGTTGTTCCTGCTGTACCGACTGCACGAGAAGCGTTCTTATATGCTTCTTCTGCAAGATCCTCTTCCATTTCGTTCACAAGTTTTCTCATCGCTTGCTGAATTTGTGCGCCATATACTGTTTCGTATCCTGCGCCACCATCTAGAAAGCGTACATCTTCGCCTGTGAATGGGATCTGAACGCCACGCTGATTTGTGATTGTAAGCGTTTTGTTTGTAATAGTTTGATCCGTTCCCTGTGGGATAGTCATGCTCGGAGTAATATCAACCGCTGTTGCAGCAGGAGTAGCAAATGAGCGTACATTCTGACCGACAGCAGCCTCCTCTGATCCTGCGTTCACTGTTGAAGCAGGGATAAAGCCGACAAGTTCGCGGCCTACAATGTCAGCAGCTCGATAAATGTCAGCCGCCAGATCTGTTAAGGTGTTTGCCATAACATTTTCCTTTCTGTTTGCGGTTAGCCATTAACGACCTTGCCGCCATCTTTGAAGAATAGTGACCGTTCACGTTGACTCATTGTATTGAATTGTGATCGCGTCACCTGTTTATCGCCAGACTTGCCGCCTGAACTCGCTGGAGGTTTACCGCCTCCTGAAACACCGCCATCCTTAATAAAAAGCTGACCTGTTCCTGACGCTGCAAGTTCTTCGGCTAGGTCTACAATAGTTGCATAACCATCGCCACCCGATCCTGCTAGGGGTTTAGACTTATCTGACGACATTATACGAATATTTCCATTCTCGTCAAACCCAATTCTTTCTTTTGCCAAGAG